GAATTTACGCACATTAAACGCCTACTTACGAACGGAATCACTAGTACGCAGCAAGCTACGTATTAGCATACGCCCCGTGAGGGTTTGGGAAACACAAGTTCCCCGCCTCACAAAAGTCCGCGCGCGCGAGAGCGCGGCTCTGCCACCTCCTCCAAAGGAAGAGGGGATCGCTAGAGAGGCCCGTCGGAAGGCCCCTTGGTTCATGACAGTGTCGAAACACTTCCAAGAACTCACCGCATGCTTCCAAGCTGCAGATGGCATTATGAACCACGACTTGCGACCGCACAACCGACAGCGGTGGAACCGGTTCCATAGCTTCCTCAATGGATGCTTATGGAATGGTCCCGCCTACCTGAAGGAGTACTGTCACAAAGTACGCGAAACACTTTGCCAGCAGTGGAAATCACTACCTGCCGAAGTCCTTCGGCGCCAGGGCGAGAGTCTCAGCGAACTGACCAGACGTGCCCGGAAAGGATTCCGGAACACGCCTGAGTCATTAATGTTCGCATCACGGACAACTCGCGCAATTGACTGGCACCTAGGCGACAGTAGTGCCGATGCAATGCGGCTAGCGAAACGGCAGAAACGCGCAAGCGATGAAGCAGTCGAGCGGTGGCAATCAGACCACCACCACGACGAGGCCACACTCCAACGTGTCCTAAACCTCCTCTCGCGCCATCTCAAACCAAACGACCAACCACTGCCCAAGTGGCCAGTCCCTGGTGAGAAGGCGGTCCTCGAAGAGGCGGACAACGCGCATAGCACGGCACCGGCAACCGAAAGTGTCGCCCGTTGGTGTTTAAGCTACCTCGAGCGGGACGTAGAGCGTCACACAGACGCACAGGTGGAAGGCATCCTACTAAAGGACGCCGACACACCATTCTACGGCCCTCGGCAGCAACCCATCGGGGACATCTGGTCACCGGCACCGCGGATCGGCATGTTCACACCGTCCGACGAGGCTGCAAATAAGGTTTACGACCTATACCACGATGAGTATAGTCGACTCAAGCAACTCCGTCAGACAGTGAAGCCAAATCCTGCGATATGCAAGGAGTTTGTCGCTTCCCACGGTCCGGGTCAACTGACGCCGCCTCTCGCCACAGTCGCGATTTCGGAGATGGGGGACAAGATCCGCCTTGCCTCAACACATAGTGTGAGGGAAGTCTGGATCTCCCGCCTCCTCAATCGGGTGTGGATGCCTTTCCTACAAGGCAGAGAGGGCTTACACGCTAGCCGGTGGACCCTAAGAGGGAAGCCAGTGCGCCTCACGCGGCGGCGTGAACCGAATGAGGTTGGACAGGCCCGCCTGTACTCTGCAGACCTCTCAGCAGCAACGGATTGGATTCCTCACGCGGTAGCCCAGAAGGTGGGACACGTGCTAAACCAGAAACGTGGACTCAAAGAGCCCTTCTGGTCAGACGTAGTCGACACCCTTCTGGGACCACACG